AGTCTGCTGACGTGATGGTGACGACACCATCAACGGGCAGGTCCTGGCCCGGCTTGCGCGGCGCGTTGGTCACATCAATGGGCACCAGCGTGGTGGGCGATCCCGTCACGCTCCAGTCAGCCAACTGAACGCTGTTGCCGCATAACGTTTGCGTCAGCAACTCGGGGCCCAGCACGTCGGCGCGCCGGCATGCCGCATGCACCGGCTTTCGCTCACGCCCCTTGTAGCGTACGCGTAATGCGCTCAAGTCGAACGATCCGGCCAGCAGCACGATCAATGTGCGGCCTGTCATGGAGCGCATGAGATCGGGCGCTGGGATCACGATGGGTGCGGCATAAAGTCCGAGGCTGCGCCATGCGCCGCGCGGTTTGTCCCACCGCGACAAATAGACCGGGTCTGCCGGCGTGATGCCCTGCGCCTTGCCGGGCAAACTGGCGCCCACGTCGAGCAAGTCACGCACATACACCGTCGCCGCGGCGTTGGCATTGATCGTTAGCTCGACGGCATCCAATGTTCCTGGATCGCCCGGCAGCGTGATCTCCAGCAAGGCGTAATCACCAACCGTAACCGCCTGCCCGCTGATCAAACGCCAGTACTCATCTGTTTGCTTGACGTAATTGAAATCGGTGCCGACGGTGCCGAGTTTGTTGAGTTCCTCAAACTTGTATTCCGGCGAGATCGAATAGTGGCCGAGCGTCAGCTCTTTCCAGCGCAGCGCGCGCTCGATGCGCGTGGTGTAGAGCAGGTCGGCAATCGACGATGCCGCGAATGTCGGGCGGCGCCGATAGATTTTGATCGCACGGTCGGGTTGCGGCAGCCGGTCGATAAAGTCAAGCATGGGAAGCCAGAACACACAGCCAGTGCGCGTGCCGGGGTGGCCCTGAAAGAATGGGCCGAGCTTGAGACGGCCGACCTCGACGTTGTAGGACGTGGCGTCGATAAACGCGCAACCGCATTCGTCGGCCAGCCGCGTCAGCAGGGTGTGCTGGACCGCTGTGGCCGAGAACTGTGTGGTCAGCACGGGCTCGGCGCCCGTGGCGCGCACGGTCTCGATCAGGCGGCGGACGTTTTCTCGGTAATAGGATTGCGAGGCGTTTGAGAATTGCGCGTCATTTGTTAGCGTGGTAATGATGGCGTAACGCGCGCGCATGGAGGTCAGCGTCGTATCGAATGTGGCGACACCATTGACGATGCGGTATTGCATGTCGAGCGCATCGTTTCCGCTCACGCCGAAATTGATGTGGCGATAAGGTGACAACTGAGACAACTGGCTGACGAATGCCTTGTCCTTGAGCACATAGTGCGCAGCCGTGTAGCTGTCTCCGATGTGCACGATGCTGTCGTCGTCGCCCAGGCGCAACTCAGACCAGCCCGCCGTGGCATCTGTTTTTATATCTGGATAAACCGAGCCGTCGGCACGTACTCCGAAGGCAACATAACCATTTTCATCGGCCACGGCCAGCGAGAAGGCGCCATGGCTCACGGATTCAACACGGCTGCCTTCGATGTCTATCAAGTGCGCGCGCAGCAGGGGAGCGTTGACGTAGCCGTCGTAGCCAATCGTTAGCGGCGCAAATCCGTCTGGGTCAGCCACCGCGAGCGCGGCATTGATGGTCTGCTTACTGATCAGTGTGCTTAGTCCCGAGAGCGCGTTGTCCAAATCTGATTGATTGGCAGGCTGCCACGCATTGCGCACCCAGGCCGCGCCCGTCCATGTGTACCAGCCGTTGATGGGGTTGGTGTCGGTATGCGCTGGATCGGCCGTCACGAAGCCCTGCGAGCCGGCGGGCAGGGTTTTGTCGACCTGCAGGGCGGCCAGGGTGAGGTAGGCCCGCCCGGTTTTGTCGGTGAGGGCCTGCCAGGCGGTGCCGATGTTGACGTAGTGCGTGCGTGTGGTCAGCTCAACCGCGCGCAAGCCAAGGCGTGGGGGGTAGGTTTTCCAGGTGCCTCCGTTGAAGACGGCATAGCTGCCGTTGGCAAATATCTGCCCGTCGCCGGGCTTGGCGCCGCTCGGCAGCGCGGTGCCCAGCGGCGCGGGCGCGGCCAGGGTGTAGAGCGCCAGGTGATCGTCGATCAGGCGCAGGTTGTCGTCCATGCCGTTGGGCGTGCCGAACGGGCGCTCGGTGGGCGCGAAGCCGCTCCAGATTCCGCGTGCGAGTTGCTGCTGGGCCATGCGTCAGACTCCGCCTGGGTAGGGGCCGCGCGTGACGCGCAGCCATTGGGCGCGATCGACCGGCGCGGCGCGCACGGGCTGGATGTCAAACGTCAGCGTCAGCGCGCCTATGCCGTCGCCCAGCGGCGCATAGGCGCCATCGAGTGCGGGGCGGGCGCGGTACAGCTCGACGCGCGTGGGGCGGCGATCGACAACGTTGAGGCCGGTGTAGACGATGCCCAGCTCCAGGGCGGTGCTGCCAAGCGCATCAATGCTCTCGCCGCCGCCGTCGGGGGTGTAGGCGATGTCCACGGTGCTGCCAATGGGGCCGCTGATGCCTGTGAGCAACTCAACGCCGAAAGCGCGGCGCTGCCATTGCACGCCCTCCGCCCACGTGGTCCAACTGGGCGTGACGGTGACCGGTTTGCTGGTGTCGATCAGCCTGCGGGTAAACAGCATGCCGCCGGCCTCGATGCCCGCACTGCCGGTGTTGACGCGCTCTTTGATGGTTTCTCCGTGCCATTGGCTGCGCAGGCCGTGCAGTGCATCGGCCAGGTTGGCCGCGCCGTGGCCGTAGAGGGTGAGGCTGGCCGTGACGGATTCGACCAGCGCGTTGCCGCGCGTGTCCCACGCGCTGGTGGTCAGTTGGCGCAGCGTGGGCTGCACCGACAGCCCGCGCGCGTTGCCCGCAAAGCGCCCGGCAGGCAGGTGCAATTGCCCCGGCACGTCTGGCGTGGCCGGCCAGTTGTCGCCCCACAGCCGCCCATACGCCTCGGTATTCACGCCGCCGGTGGGCAGCAAGGGCGGCGTGAAGTACACGCTGCCGCGCCCCAAATAATGGGCGTTGCGCTGCTCTTCGTACTGGCCGACGTAGGACATGGCGCCGCTTAAATCTTGAGCGTGCCGTACTGACTCAGACGGTTGCCCGGCGTGCCGATCGGCTTGGTGTTGTCGCGCTCGATCTCGCCCGACAGCTCCAGCTTGCTGATGTTGTCGCCGATCACCGTCATGTTGGTGGCCGGCCCAAACCGCACGCGGTAGAGCTGGAAGTTGACCGGGCGCGCATCGACCACGTTGACGCCGTCAAACGCCAGCACCACCGGCAGGCTGGTGCGAGTGAACAGCTCGACGGCCGAGTGCTCGGCGCGCTGGTAGCTGACCATGATGTTGGGTTGGCCCGCGCCCATGTTGATCGTTGGCGTGGGAATGCTGCTGCCGGGCAGTATCTGGATGGCGCCGCCGGCGGTGACCAGGTAATCGGTGCCGGCAATGTAGACGGTGGCGCCGGTAGCGGCCTTGACGGTGATGGGCTGGGCCAGGTCGGGCATGTCGGCCAGCGGCACCAGCGCGCCGGGCCAGGCCACGTGCGGCTCGCTGGCCACGGCGGTGGCGGTTTTGTTGCCGGTGCTGCCGCTGCCGTACAGGGCCAGCGCCAGGTTCTCGGCGCGGTTGCAGGCCAGCGTGAGCTTGACATCGGCGGTTTCAATGGTGCGCACCACGCACGCCGTGCCGCCCGCGGCGCTGGTGTAGTCGGGCACGCGCTCGACGTTTTCGTTCAGGCTGATCTCCAGCAGCGGGGCATTGCCCACGGGGATTAGCCCGGCCGTGCCGGCGGTAAACGCCTCGTAGTCGGCCAGCGCCACGTTGCCGCGGCCCTTGAAACAGCAGTTCTTGACGGGCATGATGGTTTCTCCGAGTAATCAAATAGAAGGGTCAGCGTTTGGCGGGGGCGGCAGCAGGCCGCGTGGCTGGCGGCGTGATGTCGGGCGCCGGGTTGGATGGGGGCGCGGATACGGGCGCAGGCGTGGCCTCGGCCAGCACGCCCATCTCGCGCAACTCACTCAGCAGGCGATCGGACACCCCGGCGGGCAGCGGCTGGCCCAGGGGGATTTCAATGCGCTGGCCGTTCAGGGTGACGATGACGCTTTTGGCGGTGATAGGGTTCATGGCGATGGTTTAAAAAAGGTTTTGATAGTCATGGGTGGTTGGAATCAAACCTGCGCGCAGTGGTAGCTCTCGCACTTGAACGCGAGCGGGTAATAGACGAACTTGGCTGGGCTGAAATAAGGGCGCGGCGGCGTGATGGGCACGAGCGGGCTGGTGCATTCCGGCGGCGTCCAGCCATGCAGTGCCGCCAGCACGTCGCGCAGGTACGGTCCGGCCTCTTGGTTGCGCGCCGCGGCTGCGCGCTGCTGTTCTATATTTTTTACAGCGACGACGGCAAGCCAGCGGTGCGCCATCCGCGCCGCCGCCTCGTCGGCTTCGGACACCGTAAACCCGTCGTAAATGACGTGCACGGCAGGCGTGATCTGCATGGCCTCAGTCACCGATTCCAGCGTGGTACGCGTACCAATCAGCCGCGCCCATGCATCAGGGCCGTGTTGCAGGCGTTGCTCAAGGCGCTGCACGATGCCGGTTTCGGCCAACAGGAAGTTCCAGGCTTCGCCGGTCATGCGTAGCTCCCGGACACGTCTTCGTCGATAAAGCGCCGCCCGAATTCAAAACCAACCTCGCGGCCCGTTTGCGCATCGTTGCTGACCAAGTCTCCGGGCGATCCGCCCCACGGGCACGCCAACATGGATTTGCCGGCAACGATGGCATCGAGTTCTTTGATGCACGCTTGGTACCGCCGGTACACCTCATGTTCTGGCGCCAGATCGTCATGCAAGTAATAGCGCGCCACGTCGCACGCGATGCGTGTGAGCACGGGCGGCGGCGTGTATTCGATTGCGCCGCCTGGTGTGGTCACGGGTTTGGCACAGCCGCGCAGCGGCATGCGGTAGACCTGCCCGATGTACCCATCGACAAACGCCGACGCATCGCCCAGCTTGACCTCGACCCGCGCTACATCGACGGTCGACTGCGGGATGTTGACCGTGTCGGTGAGCTGGATCATCTCCAGCTCGCCGAAGCGGTCGATCATGTCCTGGACGGTGGCGTAGATCATGAAGCCCCCGCGCTCCGCTACGCGTGAACGTGCTTGACGATCTGCACTTCAATCAACTGGTTCGCCGCGCTGGCAGTGCCAAGCGCGCGGCCGCAGTGATCGTCCAGCGTGCCCACGTTGGCGCGGCCTGAGCCGTCGGCGGCGGGCTTGACGTAATCGCCCAGCGCAATCGCGCCGGCGGTCTCGACCAGGTAGCTGTAATCGGTGACCACGCTCGCGGCTTCGCCGATGGCGGCGCTTTCTTCGGCTACGCCCTGGCAGTCTTGCAGCGCATTGGCCGGCGCCGCCGGCGTGTGCGCGCCGCCATAGCTCACGAAGCGGTGCGCGGTGATCGCCGCCGTGGCGGTCACGGTGACCGCGTGGCGTTTGTCGAACTGGCGGCCGTAGCCGGGTTGCGCTGGGGACATGGCTTTCTCCTGTGAAATCGGTTTGCATTGGCGTTAAAATGTGCCGGGGCTTCTCCTCACCGTTAACCGTGTATCCAGCCCCGGCCAGAGGTTGGCGGCGTAGTGCAATCTCCAGGCTCCCCGGCAGGCCAGACGCACACAGCCTGCGGATCAACGCCTTCGCTCGGGGTGGTGTTATTTCTTGCCCTTGGCTGTGGCGCTCGCGGCTGCGGTGCTGGCGGCTGCGCCGTCACCCTCTCCGGAGCTAGTGGATCGCTGCATTTCTTGCGCGGCCTTGGCTGCCAGCAACGCCTTTTCGTCAGCGGCATCCAGTTCGGGTAGCGGCTTGCCGGCGGGGATGATCTGGCGCTTGCCATTCACAACCACGGCGGTGGCAACCAGGGCGATTAGAGATTTCGTCATGCTGAAAGCTCCTTGTGTGCAATCAATCAGCCGTTAGAGCGGGTTTTGGAACAAGAACCCCGCCGTGCCATGCACCAGCGTGGGCGTGCGCTCGAAGGTGGCGCCATAAATCCAGCTCTTCGTGCCCCGGTCGTAGTACGGCGTTTCGACGAAGGGGTGCCCATCCATCCAGCTTGTGAAGCCGAAGGCCGGCTCGCCCAGGCTCAGGCCCGAGCCGTCGGCGCCGATGTTGGGCACGTAGGCCAGCGTGGCGCTGTTGCCCCAGATGTCGGTCACGGCGCCGTCCTCGTCGGTCCAGATGCCCTCACCGACAACGATGTTGGGCACATTGAGGATCGTCTTGAGTTGCTCAATCGTGGCTGGGCCCAGCATGGAGTCAGGCAAGAAACTCTTGACCTGCGGATTCATCGTGAGCACGTTGAGCAGCGGCGAGGTAATTTGCAGCGTGTTCGGCCGGCGTCCGGTACGGCGGCGGATTTCCTCGGTTGCATTACGGATGTCGGTGACTGGCGTTCCGGTGTCCGCACTCCACTTGGCCGCGCCGGTCAACGCCAGCACGTTGGGGCCATAGGCAGCGGGGTCGGCGGCCAACGCCGCGGCCTCCAGCTCGTAGCTGGTGTTCAATATTTGCAGCGCTGTGTTGACCGCGATTTGGCTGATATTGATATTGGCGGCAACGTTCAAACGTCTCGCCTCATCCTGCTCTTGGATCAGTTCGCGGGGGATGGGTACGTCAATCGCGTGCTGATCAACGGTATAGGACTTGCCCTGCCAGGCGATCTTGACCTGCTTGGTTGCCGCGCCTGGTGCGCGGCGCGTGTTGTACCGGCGCGTGGCTTCGTCGCCCATTTCTGCAAGCTGGAACCCGCGCAGCGAGGTCGGCAGGCGCGGGAACAGCGCCGGGGCAATGAATGCCGTGGATGCGGCCACACCGGCCAACAGCAGGTTGCCGAGAATCGGGTTGGCCAGGCGAACGTCTTTCGGAGTCATGTCGGTGTCCTTTCGTGTGGTCTGGCGGTTATCAAACGGTGAAAGCCGTTACCTTGCTCAACGCCTCGGCGTAGCTCACGGTCGGGTGCTGCGCCTGGTAAGCCTGCGCGGCCCGGTCAACTTCGTCATCGCTCTTGCCGCGCGCGTCGAACCCCACATCGGCTCCGCCGCCGGCCATCTCGCCGAAACTCACCGCCGCCGTGCGGCTGGACATGTGGCCTTGCAGCCAGGCGCACATCTGCATCGGCGTGATCTGGGTCGTGGTGCCGCCCTCACTGAAACTCAGCGGCTGCTCGGCGGCAGCCAGCGTTTCGAGTGCGGCAATTGCCGTCTGCTTGTCTTTCGGCAGCAGGCGGCCCGCCTTGATCTCGGCCTCGGCAAAGCTCACGAAAGCGGCGCGCCGGTCGGCGGCGGCTTTTTCGGCAAAGCTGGCAACCTGCTTTTGGGCCGCGCCGGCGGCATCGTTGGCGGCTTTCAGGTCGGCGGTAGCCTTTGCTAGCGCGTCGTCTTTCGCCTTGCTTTCGGCGCGTAGGCGCTCCAGCTCGGCCTTGTCTGCATCACTCATGAGGTACTCCTCGGTTTGTGCCGGTTCATCGGCGGTTTCAGAAAAGCTCAACGCCTCGGCGGCGTCATCGGCAAAGCCGATATCGCGCAGGCCAGCCACAGCCGGCGGCTGCGCGCCCAAAAAAGCCACATGCCGCAGGTACCACTTGCCCGGCGTTGGGTTGTGCGGGGCGCCCGGCGGGTAGAAGCTGGCGGAACGCTTTTTGAAGCGGCCGGACCGGACCATCTCGGCAAAGGCCGGATCGACCTGGTGCGGATCAACAGCCAGGTGCCCAGCCGCGTTGATGAACACGCGCTTGACCCAGCCATAAGCTGGCAAGTTGTCCTTGGGGTGGCCCACGGTCAGCGGCGCTTCGCGCAGCGTGGCGTTGTAGGTCGCCACCATTTCGGCGAGCTGCGCAGGGGTAAAGGTGTGCGTGTTGCCGGCGTCGTCGCGATGTGTTCCAGCACGAAAGATTTCTATGCCCCCAGGCAACCCAACGGCCGCCGTCTGCGGAGATTCGCCACCCCTACCGGCAGCGGGGGCGGCGGTAGCTGTGGTGGATGGCGCTTGCGATGTCATAACCCGTACTGTCGCGCGAGGCATGTCAGACACCTCAATGACAAAGGTCAGTTATTGATGGGCTGCCGCCGGGCGTCTACCACAGCTCGCGCTGCCGCCTGGCGCGTTCGGCGCGCAGCCAGGCCGATTCGATAC